GCCTGCTTCAACCAGCCTTCCAGTTCGGGCCGGGTCATGCCGTCGATTTGGGCGGGCGTGATGCCGTATCGGCCGAGTTTTAAGACGGCGTATCGGTAACGGTCGGCGCGGGGTGCGGGCAAAGCCGCTTTTTTTGCAGCAGCTCTTGTGCCCAGTACAGCGCGTCAAAGTCGGCGGCAGTCATCTCGTCGAGCAGCAAATCAGGTGTCAAAGATTCGGCTGCTAAGCCGCCCAATTTATCCAGTGAGGCGGCATAGGCGGCAATCAGCCGCGGTTGGCCTTCAAGTTGCGGGTCAATCGCCATGTCTTCGCGCACGGTTAAAAGGTGCATGGCAAAATCATGGTGCATTTCGCCGTCAATCACACCGATGCCGTATTTCAGACGGCCGGTAACGGTTTTCAGGTCGGGGGAAACGCGCAATTCGTAATCTTCGATGGCGCGGGTGAGTTCGGGGGAAAATTCAGACATAAAAAAGCCCTTAAACGTTGGTTAAACCTTGTATCAATGAAGGCTTGATTGTCGTTTAAGGGCTGTATCAAATTAATGCAATCGTTGTCAGTTACTTATTAGGTAAACTGCGACAATGAGTGCATACAATTTCCCACTGACCATTGCGGTAGCGGTGATATTGTCGAACACGTACCGGTTTTAAACCAGTACAGTTACAGGTACAGGTCATAAATTAACCTTTTCTGTTAAAGGCATGCTACATTTCCAAACTTTTACAACCGTTTTGGAGTGTAAAAAATTTGCGCTCTCAACTGTATCGTTAGATAATCGCTGGCTTGTTAATTAAGCGTATTATCTCTATACATGCTGGTTAGTGTAAAGTTGCACATTCAAACCACTAACTAAATATACGGCTTGGGATGTTGGTAGCATTCCAAGTCGTTTTTCTTTACCAGAACTTCAAACAAAGTTGTTCAGGTATATAGTTAATTCCAATAATCTCTAGGATGGCTTTTGAATATTCATCAGCCTGCCATTCAGCATCTTCAAATTTGGTCGGTGCAATATCGCTATAATGTAAAGCAGTTTGATGCCCTAAAAAAAGATGCCCAAGCTCGTGAAATAAAATGAATACAGCCTCAGGTTCACCATCACAGATGCGAACGTAGAGGCTGTTGGGCATACAAATTGTGAGGTCATGACATAAAGCTTTAGTAACATGAAACCATTCTTCATCTTCAACTGGGTCTATGATAATGCCGGACACCTCCCACAGTTGTTCCATAAACTGATCCATGTTCTTTAATGTGCTTTTTTTAATTTCTAACTTTTTTGCAGTATGAGAAGCCCAAAAATGTACATTTTCCCTCATCAAAGGCATAACTCGAGGCCCTCTTAAAGCATAAATACTATTCTGATTTTGCATTATTTTGCTCCCGTTGTAATCCTGAATGAATATTTGCTAGTAAGTCAGCAAATCTTTGTAGTTGCTCTTGATTGAAATCTGAATTTGCAAATCCTGCAACGAGCATTTGATGTTGCAAACTCAACCCATTTAATGGGGCATTTTCGTTAGCAACCATAGCATTTTGTCTTAGATTTAACTGCTCAGTAGAATAGCCTAGTTTTTCAAAAAAATTTTCTGCCTTTTCCACAAAATCCATAGGCACTTTACTACGCCCTGTTTCGATGGCACTCAAAAAGGCAGGTGAAGTGTCTAGTGCCTTAGCCATTGTCAGTAAAGTTTGTTTAGTTTGACGACGAGCCTCACGAACGGCTTCGCCGAATTTAGTCAGTCCCATTGTTAACGCTCCTTTATTATGTACTTACAACGTACCTCTGTTGTATTGGTACGGTCGCATAATATCAAATCTTTTTTCAAAATTCAATCATTTTACTTGAAAGATTGAATTTCATTGAAAACAGTGTAATAAAAACAACAGAAGCCGCTAAAGCGGCTTCTGTTAACAAGAAAATATTTACTCCAACACCTTCCGAATTGCAAAACCGGTTACATCTACCACCAGCTCGTTGTCCACGGTATAGCTTTCGCCCGCTTCGGTGGCGCAGAAGCCGAGGTACGATGTCGGGCGCGCGCCTTTTACGTCCGGCACCAGGCTGATTTTGGCATCGTCGATATTTGCCCAGTCCACCGCCC